AGATGCATCTGTATTAGGTAAAATAGACAAGCATAATAAGAATAAAGTATGCGGTGGTGCTATAGCAGTAGACTTTAATAACGGTAGAAAGAAAGAATATCATTGTGTTATTGATAGATCTACAAATAACTATGGCGAATTAACTGCATTAGGACTTGGCATTCAATTGGCAAGTATTTACAAAGATACTTATGAGAGAATTAATATATTCTCTGATAGTAAATTATCAGTTATGAGTCTACGTGAGTGGATTTATTGCTGGATTAGAAATATGAATCAAAATTATAGATTACTATCTTCTACTGGAGCTGAAGTAGCAAATCAAGATCTTATTATCAGAATTACTGATAGTATAATTGATAACTTCATTCCAGGAAAGCATAGAATTAATATCTATCATTGTAATGGTCATATTTATAGTCCTAAAGACTATTATAAAGCAGTGAGAAGTTTATCTTTGAATTTTAAATATAGATTATCTGAAGAAGAATTTAAGATGCTTCAATACTATATGAAGATTATTCAAAGATGGAATAATTATATTGATGAATCAACTAGGAGTTCATTGCATACCATGCAATACGGAGTAGAGTATTTTGCTGATGTTGGCACTCTAAAACAATGTATGGAATATCCAATGACTTATGATTTATTAGATCAATATAGTAGAATTGTTTCAAACCCATATCAACTCTAATTAGGAGGTATATTAAAATGACAGTAGCTACACTTTTTAAGAAAAATGGCGAAAATATTACAGGAAAATTCGATGAAGGTAAATTGATTATCGATGGATTCTTTATGTTAACTGATGAAAATAATTTGATTCATCTTTACCCAAAAGAAACCATTGAATACTTTGCTTTAACTAGCAATATCGAAGACTATACTACTTATTTAGACCAAAAAGGAATTAAAGTTCCAGTTGGTATTAATAAATTTAAAGTATTAATTGGTGAATCTCAATTAGTTATTGATAATGCATTCTTCTGTGAATCTATTGGTGATTATGTTAGAATTACTACATTTGGAGCACCAGGATATATTAATGAAGTATTTATTCAAAAAGAAAATGTGAATGATATCCAAGTTCATTATACTGAAACAAATCAAGAAAGGGCTTCTTTATTATTTGATAAGAAACTTTTAGAAAAGATTGATATGGGTGACTATTATGGTGAAGTAATGGTACTCTTATCTATTCTTTCTAGCTACGATATTAATGAAGATGATTTCTTAGCAATCTATGAATCTAACTATTATACTTTTAATATTAGTACAGACTTTGCAGACGCAATCAATCTTTATATTAAATCTAAATCTGAAAATCAAACAGATTCTACTGATTTAGCTGAAGAATATGGCGATACTATTTCTGATGATTCTATTAGTGAATGGAAATCTGTTAAACCAGAACCAGTAGAATTAAGTTCATACGATGAATTAGGCGGATTAGAACCTGAACCATTAAAAGATGAAGAAGATAATTCTATAGAAAAATGGGAATATGAAGGTTCTACTGTTGAATATATGGACGAAGAAGATGAATCTAAATATCTTAATGAAGAAAATCCTGTAGCATTAGAAGAAGTTGAACCTGAAGAAGAATTAGATGAAAATTCTAAAAGCCAGGTTGAACGAATTCAAAAAGATCTAGATGATCAAAATATTAATCTTGATATGGAAAAGTTTATTAAAACTGGAAAGATTGCCGAACGATATGACCAAGCTGTAAATGAAATCAATGATCTTATTGAATCAGTAAAAGGTATGGATTTTGAAGAAGTAAAACATAAATTAGGGTTTGATCGTGATTTAAGAGATCTATATGAAACTTTCTGCGAAGAATCAAATCTAACTATAAATTCAGATGAATCATACGAATCGTTCTATGCATTTTTAAACGCTTAATTTTAAATATCTCCCACTAGGATCATAGAATTCTAGTGGGATTACCCCTCTTTAATAATAGAGCTGAATATATATTATATACATGAAGGTTCGTGACCTATTTTAAAGGAGGTGAAGAAATGCGAATCATAGATTTTGTGGACTATAGTGGAAGTCCACACAATGTACAAATAGAGCCATCGAGTGAAGAAGAGTATAGAACTTTTGGTGGTTCAGAAGTATTATTACATGAAGACATAAAGGAGAATAAAACTATGTTAAAGATAAACCCAGGTATTGTATACAACCAAGAAACAGGAAAGGCTTTCATTGTTGATAGCCGTGGTATCTTATTACAAATCAGTGAAGCAACTGAAAAAGTAATTAGCAAATATGATTATGCTAAATTAGCAGAATTCATTGGTAGTAAGGTTAATGAATTTATTAATCGTGCATTCCAAACTTTAAGTGATATTGAAGAGCAAGAAGATCATAGTCATCATCACCATGATCATACTTGCAACTGTGGATCCGAAGACAGATTCCAAAATCAAAATCCTAGATTGAATTTATTTAATAACTTAACCAATGGAGGTCAAGGTTATGAGGAACCTAAATATCAAAATAATGGTTATCCTCAACAACCAGTAGCACCAGTTAAAGGTAAGTTATTTGAACGATTCACAAATGGTGATGCTCCTAAAGTACAACAAGAAGTATTTCAGGTAGACGACCATAGCGATTTTACATCAAGTCTAAAATACAATATTGATCCAAATACTGGAGCAGTTAGAGTATTCCATACTAAAACAGGAACTATTGATTTAGCAGATCAAGAAGAAATTGATGTACTTTATACAAAGTGCTTACAATTCCGTCAAGAATATGATGCGATGCTTAGAAGTAAAGTAGGGCAACCTATATACACAGGCAATCCATTACAGTATATGATGAACGGAGGAAAATTCTAAAATGATTAAGACCTATTCTGATGGCAGTCAAGGGTTTGACTTATCAGATCTTAGTCGTCCTGAGAATACTGAATTCATAAAGAATACTATTAAGAATTCTAATGCAAGATTCAGAAATTCTTTTATATCTCAAACATTAGATCTTAGAAATGCATATATTAATAAACTTAATAGCATTGCATGTGGTAATCCAGTTAGACCGGTTCCGTGGAATGAGTCAACAGATGAAAACGAAATTCGCGAAATCTTAAAAGCTCATCCGGAATATGAATTAGATTATAATCTTGAGCTATATGAAGAAAAAATGTTAGCGATGGGATTAGATCCAACTGAAGGAATGTTTAAGCAGTTTCCTCCTGGGATGCCAGTATTGTCATCTGGTCGAGGTAAACATATTGCTTATATGGAACAAGTTAAGGATGAAGAAGGATTGAATACGCCCGAATTGGCAAATTTCTTGATTGGTGTATCCGATCAGAATGACCCAGAAATTACAAAGAAGATTGAAGAAGACAATACTGATTATGCTCAATATGGTTATAATAATTATATGGCAAATCAATATATGATGACTTCTACAATTGGACAACCCCCAATATATCCAGGTACTTATGGACCTAAACTTAATAGAGAAAATCTAGCAATAATGGTAGAAGTTCCTATTAGACAATATGGATATATTGAACCACCTAGAGATATTTCTAGAGAAATGCAAGATGAAAGTATTCCTTATGAAACTAGGATGCAAATCTATAACGATACCGTTAGATATACTAATGAATATAACGAATATATGAAAGGTGCTTGGTATGAAGTAAACAAGCAAAATATCTATAATCAAATTCGTGAGCTAGTAGATCAACGAAATGTATTAGTTAATTCCCCAGTTTGGTATATGCAACCACAAGTTAGAGCCAGCTGGGAAAAGGATATTCAAAAGTTAGATGCAAAGATTGCGGAACTACAAAAGAATATTCCAAACTATACACAAGATAGATTCTGGCAACAAGAACAACAAATGCTAGAATATAACTATCAAGCCAAAAAATATAACGATAATAAGATCAAATATGATCAATATCGTTATGATCAATCTATCAATAATAGACCTGGAACTCCACAGTTTATCACAGCAGATGATCTATATAAACAAGGTTGTTGGTTCAATCCAAATACGAAAGAATGGTTTGACCAATATGGTAGAAATCTGAATAGACAAAAGGCTGCTATTGAAGATGAAAAGAACAGAGCGAAATATATTTATGAAAATGAAGTAGAAATCAATAACCGAAGAAATCAGTTATTAGAAAATGCTTTAATGTATAATAATATGATTCGTGATGTAATGAGAAGTCAAGGATATGGAGAAGAAGAAATTCAAAAAGTTATTGATTCTGATCCATTTAGATTAGACTATAATCTAAACTACAATCCTGCTTATCAATCTGCTAGTACTTGGAATTCATATATGGGTAGAAT